TAGGTGATTTAATCTTTCCCCAATTAATTGCACCCAAAGTGCAAAGTGATATTTCACCTTCTGGATCATCTAAACTACTTAAAGGTTTTGTAGGAAGATTTATTTCTTGACAATTATGAACTAAAATTCCATCTGCATAGAAATTATGATTGTCTTCAACAGTTATGTCAAAGACATCAATTTCTTCTTCTAGATATTCAATATTTAACATGGATTCTCTTTCCGTCCTTGGTTTCTACGCGGGTGTTTTTATTTGAACCGAGTTTGCCTAGATTTGCAGCGCGCAACTTTTGACAATGTTCATCTGTTCTAAAGTATGGGTTGTAAATCATACCCAGCTGATCTGCAACCATCTTTGCTAAATTAGCATATTTCCCTTCAAATCTAAATTTTGTAAAGCTTTTAGGGAATTTTTTATATGCTCTAATCATATGCTTGTGCGGGGGTACTCTGTTTAGTTTTTTTGACTCCTCAAACACCATATCAAAAAGTTCTTCATTTGTTATTCCACTATAATTACCGTTACCCACACCAATATTTCTTTTTCTTATCTTATTGTGCCAAGCTTCATATTTTTCTTTAAGAACAATCCAGCCGCCGCAACCCCCTGGCTTAGCATTATAACCAAAATCCATAGTTTTGTATTCTGCTATTTTTTGTTCTTCTATAGATCTAATTGTAGCAATATCATCATTTTCTGCCAGAATAGTTTTATCCCAACAGTCAATACCATATTTTCTAATAGCACTATGTAATCTAAACTTACTGCCTTGTCGAACAGCAGATAGATGACTATTAAATCTGGATTCTAATGTACGGGAAGTCATACCAATATATGACTTCCCGTTGTTACGATTTGTAATCATGTAAACAATAGGCATAAATAACTCCTAAGTAAATTGATCTCAGAAGTTATTTATACTAGAGATCACTTTAACAATTGTAGTATATCGGTTGCAAGCAAATCTTTAGCTTCAATATAACCTCTATTCTTGGTATAAATTTGGTGTTCTGGGGTGCATACCACACTATTGCCGTGTGCGTCGGTGATGCGCATCACCTTTCCATTAGTACCTGTCTTTGCCTTAGCTGTAATTTTCTTAAATTCATCTTTGCCATTCTTGACGTTACGTGACATGATACGATAATTTTCAGTCGACTCGATTACTTCTTGGAGCAACATGTCTTTGATGTCACCATTTTCAAGTTGTACAGTGACCATAGTATTGCCAGCAAGACACAGATTAGACATTCTAACCGGTGCTTTTTCTTTAATAAAAGCACCATGATCATTTGCATGATCTACATTTTGTAAGTAAATTCTACCGGTATCTTTACGTTCTTGAATAAATGTTGCAAATAATTCAATTGCTGAAACAGTCTTTTTACGCAAAGAAGGATTTTGTTCTGCTTCAATATAAAGTTTACGAAACAAGTCAACATTGGTAAAAAATGCTTCATAAATTTCGGGAACATCATTAGGTGAAAAAAGAGTAATATTTTCACCAGAAATAAGTCTTTCATAGAATACTTTATTAAATTGTACACTATAATCCATATTTCTAAGACGATTTTCTTCAATACCTTTATTATTCTTTAATACTAAAAGATTATCAATCTCTAAATGCCAAATTGGATAATGAAGAGTTGCAGCACCATTTCTTACACTACCTTGACTACATGATTTAACAGCAGCTTGAAATAATCTATAAAAAGGAACTGTGCCAGTACTATAAACAGAACCATTACGAACTGGTGATTTTTCAGCTCTAATTCTACCACCACCAATTCCAATGCCTGCTTTTTGTGATATATATTTAACAATAGCACCGGTAGTTGCAATAATAGAGTCTAATGAATCGTCCGTTTCAATAACAACACACGAGCTAAATTGCTTTTCCTGGCTTCTAAGGCCTGCCATGATAGGAGTTGGTAAAGATATAATAAATTCAGATATATTGTTGTAGAAGTCAACTACGTACTTTAAGCGTATATGCTCTGGATAATTATGAAAACATGTCATGGCAATTAACATATATGCCATTTGTGGTGTTTCAAAGATTTTTCCAGTAACTCTATTTTTAATTAGATACTTTCCACGAAATTGCTCCATGCCGGCATAAGCAATATTAAAATCACGTTCATGATCAATCATATCATCTAAATACTTATATTCTTCTGAAGAATACCAATTAAGCAACTGTGATTCATAATAACCATTATCAATATTTCTTTTTGTATGAGAATACAAATCATCAGGTTGATATTGACCATAGACTTCTTTACGAAGATTATAATTGATTAATCTTCCTGCTACATATTGATAATTTGGTGTTTCTTCACTTATAAGTTCGGATGCTGATTTAATTAATGTTTCTTGAATATCAGAAGTTTTAATCCCATCATAAAATTGAATTTGTGATTTAAGCTCAATTAAACTAGCTGAAACATTGGTTAAACCTTGACAAGCATCTGCGACTACTTTATGAAACTTGTCAAGATTTAATGGCTCTTTATTACCATTTCTTTTTAAAACATTAATCATACGTTATGGCCTTTTTTTATTATTTTCAATATTTTGTTTTAAGAAATATTCTATTATATCAATAGCAACAGCTACAATATTTGACTCTATCCATTTATGTTCTTGATTCAATCTTGTTTCATATTTCTTCATTCTTTCAACATGTTGTATAATTTTTTCTATTTTCATGTTGATAGTACTCCTTGTTGGAGTATCTATTTATTCTTTTAAAAATGTGAAATGATTGCACAACTCATTGAAAGCCGAGGTTGCTACTTCTCTGTGCTCTTTTTGTGTACCATTAGCCATGCGAAGTTCTGTATAATGGATCCAGCTACGTAATGTTCCAGCCATATAAAGCTTTGAATTTGTTAAGCCTTCTGGAAGTAAAGCCCTAGCTTGCTCTTTAGCAATACCATTTTCTATTGCCCAATTGTAATTCTTTAGAGCTAATTCCATTACTTGTATCTGAGCTAGTTCCCACGTGTGTATTAAATTTTCATTACTATCATCATTATAGTCCATTTCAATACTATTTTGACGATTTTTGATATCTTGAAGTCTTGCCTCTCTAGCTGTCCATCCAAGTTGTGTTGGATCTGCATAACGTTGACTAAATTCTTGAAAACTAAAACTTTTATGACGAAGAATCTGTCTAGCTATATCCCTCGTAGTATTGATTTCCATAGTGATACTAACTGTTTCAAAAATAGACCAATGGTTATTTTTCATACAATATTTGAGGAGTCTATTTGACGTATCATTATTCATTTGATTGGATGGATTTGATACACGAGCAGTATAAGCAATAAATTGCTCAGCTGTCATATCATTATATAATGGCTTTGTAATAGCAATAATTTGTGCAGTGTTCATTAAAAAAGTCCTATATACAAATAAAAATCAATCATAAATCTTAACAGGTAATCAGTGTTTCAAGCAGATAGCAGAACTGTCGTCGCCTTTGGTGGGAATAAAGCTGCCACCGCTGGCTGTGCAGCGATTCATTGCATCGTAGTAGAGTTGGTTATTGGTGTTCACGGTGTACGTACAGCCCCCCACTCCAGCACAGGTAACCACTACTGAGGCCACAATGATTAACAACATGTTATAAAAACTCATTTTATTTTTTTCCTATTTTATCCATAATTTTAGTTCTTTCTTTGGCAATTTGCTCAAGGAGATTGCCAAGGTCAAATTCCTTGTTCCATTCAAGAACTTTGGAATTCATTTCATCAAGATGTTTCAGGTCTTTTTTCATCTTTTGGTTATTCATGACCAACAGGCTCCTTAGACTCATACTGGGCGATAAGAAGTTATTGTCCTTTAGTATGCAATTTATCGATCATTGGTTTAAGTTCTTCAATCAAAGAACCCACATATCCACGCCTGTCATAGTGAGCAGTATGATTATAAAGCCTATAGAAAATAACTTTCAAATGCATAATTTCTTCATCGACAAATTTGTCACTCATTGTATTCAACCGATCCATGTACAGTTTTCCAATCTTCAATGCAATTTTCAATAGTGATCAATTCACTATTTGACCCAAACTTTTTAACCATTGCAGGAAGCCAGAATGGATAAAAATATGTATCAATAATTTCTTGCTCTGTTACAATTTCGAAATAAGGTTTATTATCTTCATCCGGATAATAATATGCATACTTTTTCATATAATATTCTCTTTTGATTCACTTTTGATTTGGTACCAAAGTTTATAATTTAGTGGCAGATATGACCACAAAGTGTAATTATCGATAAGATAAAACTTGTCAACATAATCACCTTCTGCATCAACAATTTCACCATCGTCCAATGCTGTAAATAGTCCAGCACCAGAACCATCATTAAAAATGGCTACAAAGTGACCTTCTATAGGGAAAGAACTGTAAGTATAATTCCATTCATTATAGCTCATATAACATTCTCCTTCATTACAATAAACCTATCATATCAGGTTTCAAAAAATATGTCAACAGAAAATTGATATCACATTATACGTACCGAGACTTCCACCGCCTTGCGTTGGCCCACGTGGGCATATTATATAAATAGAAAGTGTTAGTCGCGAGTTGGCGCTCCACTAACTCTAAACCCAGCAAGGAGATTCAGCATGAGTATTTATAGCTATTACGTATACTGCTATCTTAGAAAAGATGCAACCCCTTACTACATCGGTAAGGGTAAAGACAATAGAGCTTTTGGTAAACATGGTAAACTGCCAGTCCCCAAAGATAAATCTAGAATAGTGTTTCTTGAAACTAATTTATCAGACCTAGGTGCTTTAGCATTAGAGCGCCGGTATATTCGTTGGTATGGCCGCAAGGATAACGGCACCGGTATATTGCGGAACTTAACTGATGGCGGTGAAGGTTCTTCGGGAGTTATAGGCAAGCCGGCTCACAATAAAGGCAGGCCAGGCAAGCCTCATTCTGAAGAAGCCA